TCATTTTTTCCTGGATCGTAAAATTTTTGGTATTTACCGTCCACAAGGATTTCGTGGAACCATACTTCTTTGAACGGTGAAGATCCGTCAGTTGTAGGAAGAATACGTACTCGTCTCTGTCCTTGTTTTTCATTGTCTTTCAAAAGAGCCGCGAAATATTTTTTCATTCGGTCTTCTTGAGACATTTTAGAACCGCTCGAAGCGCTGTTCTGAGTTGATTTTTCGTACTGTGCAAGTACTGCGTCTAATGAATTTGTCGCCATGTGTAAATAAAAATTAAAGGTTTATGTTAAAATTATAAGTGTATAAAAAGTTATAGTCAAATAGTGTCGCCAAAAAAAATCAAGGTTGAATTAATCGACCTTAATCATTATTTATAATATATTTCAGGGTCAAAAGGTTCTATACCTTTGTCAAAAGATTTCGCTACTTCAGAAGGACTATAGTTATCAATCTCATCAGAAGTTAAAACGTATTCATTTTTACCTGATTTTTCCATCTCAATTTTTTTATCATCAAAAAAGTCTGAAAGTTTTTGTTTGAATGGTCCAGAGTCTAGAGTTCTGAGTTCAAGTTTTTCTTCGGGAGTCTTGGGTTTGTATTTTTCAACTTTGGCCTCAAGCGAGTCTAATTTTTGAACTAATTGATCCATTTCTCCAAGTTTACTTTGTAGAGTTTCTAATTGACTAAATAGGTTGTTGAAGTACTCTTCTTGTTTATCTGACATAGATTTTTGAGTATCGATTAAATCGGTAATATCTACCTCTTCAACTTCTTCATCACCTTCTTTTCCCTCCGCACCAATTTCTTCAACTTCATCGTCTTGTGATACATCAACTATTTCGGGAGTGTCTCCTGTAGATGGTGGTACAGGTGGCGGTGGTAATGCCCCTTCTGCCGGTGGTGCTCCCGTTGCCGCATCACCTGCCGGTAGTATTGCTCCAGCGGCGTCGTCTGGTGCTGGTGGTGGGGCTAAAGCTTCAACACCTTGTTCGTTGATATAATTTGTAATGGATCTATATCGTTGTATCTCTTGGAGAATTTTCTTATCAATTGCCATTTTACCCGTTTAATAATGTTTTTATACCATTGTTGGTTTCTACTTGAATTTTTCTGAAGGTTTTCATGGTATTGTCTACTCTTTCAATCAACCCATCTTTCATTCTAACTGTGTAACAATCTCCAGTGTCCAAATCACAGACTTCTTTATATCCGTTTCCTTTGTCTTTTTCACTTACTCGGGTGTTTTTACCCAAATAATTATCTAATATAAGTTTTACATTCATCTTGTGTTGTTTTTATAATAAATATAAAGTTTTGTAAAAAAAGTTTCATTTCACATTTATAATGATCTGTAAACTCTAATCGCATCATTAAATTTCGCAACAAGTATCGCTTTATCTTCATTAGTCATTTCAGTCCAAACTTTTGGATCTCTTGGTACAGGGTATTTTGTCACATAAAGTTCTGCAAAATATTCGGCTAGTGTACTTGACGGAGTTGTATTTTGTATCAATCCACTAACTTTATTAAAAGCAAAATCAATAAACGAATTCAAATCGATGAAACTAACTATTGGAAAGTTAACATTTTGACCTCTGTTTATACAATAATATTTTTTGTTGAAATAGTTGGAGTAGTTTGTGAAGTATTGTCTTAAATCTATAGTACTATAGTTATTTTCATAAGTCTCAAATCCTGTGTTTGTGGATGAATCAACATATAGGAAAGAAAATAATAAACTAGTGTATTGTTTAAGACTGTCACCCGTATAGTTTTTACTAACTAAGAATGTACCTATACTTGTTTGCATTTGTTTGAATGTAGTTCTTGTCACTGCAGGAAATTCGGTTTGCGTAAATCCAAGATATTTCGGGTTAATTTCCGAATTACAATCTTGATTTGATGTTAATTTGTCTTCTGCAACAACGTTTGACAACACGTTTGCCTTTTCTTGTTCTATGGTTGCTGGATCTGATAATTTTTTTGTTTCATTTTGTTGTATGGTTTGTTGTATACTTTTCAATATGTTTTGATTGAGTGACTGTATAAAATTATCTATCTTAGGTAAAGAATAAAAAGGTTGTCTAATTCCTTCGAAGAATGTATCAAATCCATTTTCACTAATTCTATGTCTCACAGTTGTTATCATGTAAGGACCCGAAAACATCGGTATGTTTCTAACATTAAAATACATTGTTGGTTGTATCAACGCATTTCCCATCATATCAACGGAACATCTGTAACTTCTATTTTTGTATAGATTGTATAATGAAACGTTTTGTGTTGAGCTTCTTCTATTTTTAGAAAGATTGGCCAATTGGTTCAAAACTTCCAATGATTCAGACGTTGGTTTTCCAGGATCTTGAGCCACGTCAAATTGTTTAAATATTTGTTGGTTTTGTAGTGTCATGTCGACATTAAACCCAACAAGTTTATTCGATCTGGCCCAATCTGTTTTATTTTCTTGACTCTCAACTAATGGGTTGTCACTAGCCCTTCTTAGATCAAAAGCGTCATCTCTATATCTATAATCAACATTTTCATTCATCGCCAAATGTTCACTTGGTTTGTTAGCGTAAACACAAACGTATTTTGGTGAACTGTCTCGGTAATCCACATTTAGATATGTACCAAACAAATTTCTTGCAAATTCAGTGGTACCTTCAAATCTCGGTGTTGGGTTAAGTTGTGCGTCCTGTACATTATAAAAATTAATATAAGAAGGTAACATGTATGTTACAAAATTATTGTTCTTAAGTATAGTTTCTATCATACCTAAAAGAGTGTTTTTATAAGCCCCGTCTTCAATCAATTCTTTAACCTCAAATATGTCTACTAATATTTTGTCTCCAATATCTCTTGAGGCTCTGTCCATTAAAAGAACATCTTCAAACAATGTTTTGTTCGAAAAGTCGTAACCAGAAATCCATGTGTCGTTCAAAGCCTTGAACATTTCCCACAATTCAGTTCTTGTCTGTTCTGTAAAACCTGCTTCTAAGTCTGCACGTACCGAACCTTCTTGTGGACTGATGATTACTGTTGGTAAAGTATTTCTGACTGTTGGCATTAAAACACTTATGACATTATTAAGATATTCTTTTGATGCCAATAGGTAATTATCCATACCCGAATAAAAAGATGTTATATCTATGTTTGGGTCCAAAAGTTTTTGAGTGGCAAATATTTTAATAATTGGTGCAAAATCTTTAACATTTTTTTCGTTAAATCCAACATTCATATCAATAAAGAAATCAGTAATATAAGACCCACTATTTGTATATTCTAACTGTGGTATTTTAGAAAAACCTACATATGTTTCAAGAGCTTTCCAAACATCAGGATTTTGTGTTTTTGAATTTGCCAAAGATAAGTTCGGAACGGTTCCGTCACCAGGTAGATTACCTTTTATGTATTGATCCAACACTATAGGTTCCTCAATAAATTGAGTCGAAAAAGTGAAAAATGTTTTTCTGTCAAATCCTGAAGGGTTTCCGTATTTAAAAACAACATCGTATTCTAAAAAGTTTTTTAGTACGGTTTGGAAAACTTGGTTTTGTGCTGATATTACATCATTGAGTGTTTCCTTTGGAGAAGTTTTTATTGGATTTCTTATCTTTAACAATTCTCTCATCAACCCTTGGAAGTTTTTATAATATTGTTCGCTTGGAGTTTCAGTACTACTTAGATTTTGTAAGTTTGGTTGAGAAAGATCCGCCAAATTATTTTGTAATGTTGGTGGAATCAAGTCGGTATAATCATAAATTGATTTACTGAAGTTCAGAAATTGAAGTTCAAACAAATCTAAAACATTCTTATCAAAAGCGCTAAACATATCGTCCAAATAAGAATAATCACTTTTTTGTCCTGAGATCAAGAAATTTTGTTGGGTGTTCGAGTTGTTCAATATGTTTTTTAAATACGTGTCAGGATTGTTTTTAACGACAAAAGAGTTGTTGTAATATCCGTAAGTTGGTGCATTCCAAAATAATCTTACCGACCCATTGAAGACTGCGGGGTTTTGTGATAATTCAATTCTCATAGACCCGTTTTTGAAACATTCAGAATACGTTTGGTTCTGATCATAACCAAATGATGGGAATACAAAATAGTTATCGGTTTTTTGTGATTTGACTAAAACTGACCAAGTTCTTAGTGTTAAAGTTCTGGTCAAATTGTTAGGGTCAAATCCAATGGATCCTTCTATGTTTGCGGTACTATTATTAAATAGAAGTAAAATATCATCATTTATCAACTGTTGTATGTCTACGGAACTCGGTCCATTAACAATTAAATTTTGTACTGTAAATGGTGTGGTCGAAGCACTTTGTGATAATGAAACAACATATTGACCTATACCACCTGTAGTTCCTGCTATCTGACTCAAAATTGTTGTGTTTGGTAGTATACCCAAACCAGTTATAATTGCACCAATGAATAAATTATTACTACTTACAGTAGATACATTCATCACAGAACCGCTTATTGAACAAACACCTTGTACTAAACTTGACCCTGTGAGTAATTTTGTCCCTTGTAAAAATACATTAAAGTCGTCAATTAATTGAGGGTAAAACCCAACGTTCATGTTTGTGTTTGGTGTTGGGGTATTTGTTGTTTGGTCTAAAACAATATTGTATAAATTGTTACCGACCGTAAGTGGGTAGTTGTAAGTTGTTGCCGAATTGATTGGGTCAAAGTTTCTAACCGCATTAAAGTCCTTCCATACATCATCCAAAAAGTCAATTCCAGTATCTTTCCATGTTTTATATCTATGCCAAATACCACCATACTTTAAAACCCAAGCGTATGGTAATTTATGAATTGCCCCAAACTTTTTTAGTGTTGCCAAAATATAATTTAAATCAACACTAGCCCCACCTTCTCCATATGTCTTAAATTTTTCTTTAGTTGTTGCCAATGGTAAACTATCCAAAAACAAATACGCGGCAGACTTATATGGACTTGTTTCTCCCGATCTGAACCTAAATTTAAAAACCCCGTCTTGAATTGCATTTATAAAATACGGTGTGTTTAACATTGATATTGTTTGATTGGGTTCTAAATATCCATTGTAGTTTGTATACTTTAAGTTACCTTCAGTGGTTAATTGTTTTGGAATAGTTCTTGACGTATAAAACAATGAGAAATTAACAGGTTGTAGTACGTCAGTTAAATTGAAATAATTGAAGTTAGATATTGGTCTTTTGATTGTTTGGTCTTCTCCGGCTTCAAAGCTTGCAATAGTTTTTTGGTTGTCATTGTATTCCAAAACTTTTTGTGTATCAAAAGCCTCTTCAGCAGCATTTAATGTATCTCCATTCGCCAAATTACTTTTATCCCAATTTAAATCCAATAAAGGATAAATGTCTGTAAAGTCAAAGACGTTACTAGCACTTGAGTCGGCAATATACTTTTCAATGTTTATTTTGTTTGTTTCAATTGTTAACTCAATATCAGGTTGTGATTTTGTGTTGACTAAAATGTCTTGATTGAATAGTCTACTTGGGTTTTCAACTTCATTTCTAATGTATGGTGTAACAAAAATTCCTCTAATAAAATCTTGCCAACTCTCCCCTTGTCCTTCGTTAGATATGTGTCTTAAGAATATTTCAAAGTTGGTTTGATCTATATTATATTCTTTTAATATTTTTGACATGTATGGACTTGAGGAACTTAGACTTTCTAAAATATTCAACGTTTCATTTTCCGCCTCAACGTTGTAAACACTGAAAGGATATCCACTTTGTCTATTTAATTTGCTGTAGTATGCGTTAAGAATTACTCTTTCATATATTTCATACATGTATTTGACTTGTTGTTTGTTCTGAAATATTTGATTTGATGTTGGGAAATCTATTGAATTAAGAGATACTCTTCTTGGTTTGTTTAATAAATTTGTTTGATTATCGCTCAACTCTTTGAAGTCGTCATCACGGTGAGTATATCCTTTTATAAACTCTTCAACAAACTGTACTTCAGGCCAAATTTCAGGAAGATACGACCTGTATAAAAATGCAACATCTGGAGCTCCGGGATAAACAATTTCAAATTTTTCTTTATTATCATCTTCGGTGATTTCTCTAATGACTTGCGGCCAAGGATATATTGGTTCATCGTTTTGTGTTGAGGTTTTGATATCAACACTCGGGGCGGTAGATGCGTTTCCAAAAATTGCTTGTTTTCTATAAGGTTCTTGTCTTACGTCCCAAGCTTTGGTGTGAACTTCATCCATCAATCTTAAAAACGCCTCTCCTTGACAAAAGAAAACTGCCAATATATTTCTTACGGTAGGAATAAATCCTAAACCATATTGTTTATTATTAAATTGTGAACGTAGGTTTTCTGTTATTCTTGTTTCTATTTCTCTTTTAAAACTTTCTACTTGTTTACCCATTTTGGTTGTAATGTACATGAAAGAACCAGGTCCTTCAAAATAAAACAAGTTACCTTTCAATAGTTCAATTTCGGCAAGTTTACTAGTTTTAAATGCTCTTACTTTTTCAGGATATAAATTACCAAAGACACTTTGGGTTGGGTTTTTTAATCTATATGTTTTTTCCCAATCAATATCCGTTTCGGGATTTATCTTTCTAATAAAAGTCGTGTCTTTGATTGAGAACTCTATTCTACTTGGGTATATTGTACCACCAACGCTGTAAGTTCCAGGAGTTTTTCCAAAAACACTATTAGTATTCAATTGTGTGTTATATTTTTGTATTCTACCTGTCAACTCTGAAAACCATTTGTCTTTGTTTTCAGGTGTTAATGTTGGTTTGAATTGATACATTTTTTCACCGTTGGTAAGAACAAAAGGTTCTTTAACATCCATAAATTGGTTGAACCATGATGTTGTGGTGTACGTATAAATAACTTGTTGGTAATTCAACAACGAATTTAGATAATTATTTATTTCTGTTAGTACTCCCAAGTTTTCTTTTGTAAACTCCGACAAAACTTTTTTGATAAATTCATCTAAACGATATCTCAATTGATTTAATGTCAGTTCAGGAAAATCTTCAGCAATCATTCCTTTTGATTTATAATCTGAATATATTTCCCTCATTTTTTCATAACCTTTACTACTCAGAAATGAAGTTTGGTTTGTGTTTTTCGCAGTTTGATTTGTTTCGTTAATTTTTGCGGGTATTGTCACCAAATTTTTATACATGTGTGGAACCGCTGTTAAAGAACCAAAATTAACAGCAGACAATAAAGTATACTTGTAACCAAAGAATTTCAGTCTTATAATAAAATTATGTGACGACGGATCAAAATTCGAAGTAAAAGATTTCAACATCAAAGGATACTTTACCGCCTTTCCAAAATATCCCTTCATTGTTAAAGTAAATAAAGGGTATGGTAGTTGGAAGAAGGCGGCGTAAGGAGAGTTATTTCCTGATTCGAAAAGGGCTCTTCCTTTTACGTCCTCTAAAGTTATTTCAACCACAGGTAGAAAATCTTGACCCATACTCATATTGATGTCTTTCATACCTAAAAGTCCGTTGTCGGTTGCCCCAGGTTTTCCATCAGAGTAAGTTCTTTGTGTGTAGTAATACTCAGGTGACTTATCAGATTCTTTGACCGCAGTAATTCTTGGTTGATTTTGTCCTCTACCTTGTATAGTATCTTTTCCTGTTAATTCATTGGACCATCTTGTATCCAAAAAGTCTTTGAACCCTGGATTTAAAAAATTAATTTTTCCAACGGATATTGTTCTTTGGTTATCACCAAAAGAACTACCAACCGCCAATTTTGTTCTAGGTAAAACACTACACTCTAAATTAGCGTAGTAAACTAAGTTTTCTTGTTTAACTAATCTTTCATTAACGTTTCCCAAATTGTCAACAACTTTGTTTGGGTCAATTATCGTTATGTTATCATAATCAAACTCTACTAAAATATTTTCATTACTATCTACCATAATAAAAGAAATAGTTATCTAAACCATTTTTATAGTCCTGTAATGAAGCTATCAAAGGATATGGTATTGTCAATATTGCACCATCAGGAATGTTTTGTTCCAATCCACTATATTGTGGATTACCTTGCATTATCAACCACCCAAAAAAAGGACTGTTATAATATTGTTGTGATATTTTATCTAATCTTGATTGGCCAACAATATAGATATGATTCATGTCACTACTTTTACTTTGTAATGGTATGAACGGAACAACAGTTTGTTGTCCATTGATTAGAAAATCTGAGTACCTATTTGTATATTGATATATCATGTTTATAAAAATGTAACTTTACCATTAAATGTTGTGTCCGTATTCAAATTTTGATTTGCATATAGATCTTTAATTTTAACTTTTTTCTGTTCAACGTCTACAGTTGGTGGTGATGTCCATTTAGCAACGTTTGGTATAACTGGTAGTGTATACTCAGTTAAGGTTTTGAAATCTTGAGATGTTTTAAGATCATCAAAATATTTCTTTTCTTTTTCAAAAATCTCAGTGTATCTAGTACTCAAAGTATTTACAACGTTGGTCAAGGCAACCAAAACCTTTGGTTCTTTTTTAACTTCTTCTCCGTTTGAAAGTTCGGTTAGAAAGGTTTCTTTTTTTGTTTTGTCTGTTAAAATAGATGACATTGCTAAATAAAATCTATCGTCCTCAACGTTTGTAAATGATGGTTCACTAGAACTTCCACCAACATCGGTTAATAACCCATCCCAATTTAATGTTGTAAGAGAATCGTTAAATGTGTCAGGTCTATTCAATTTCATTTTTGCCCAATCGTCAAATTTTTTAAGTATTGTATAACAACTTGCAATTTGAGCTTCGGGAACAAAATCACCCAAATAAAGATAATTTATACTTTCTTTATTAACAGCATCCCCAAAGAAAGTATCACCACTCAAGTCGTAAATAACAGGATTATTAGTGTCAACCAATACTCCATCTAACTTATTACATACTAAGTCCATTTTTCTAAAAGTGTAGTTGAGGTTCTGTTGATTTGTTACAAACGTGTTTATTAGAAGATTAACAGAATTTGATATTTCACCACTTCTTTTTTCTACTTGAATTATTAATTTTTCCTCTATCTCTCTAAGTACTTTATTTTTAAATTCGTTTGTATTGTTTTTCAACGATTTCATAATTGGGTCTTCTCTTTGTTTTACATCTTTTGAAACATTACTTATTAAAGCTCCTACCAATTGTTCGGGGTTACTTGGTTTACCATAGATTATTACTTCTTTTGGTGTGGTAAGGTTTGCCAAATTTCCCTTCGAATAGTTTACTGATTTGTTTGCTAATTGTACAATACCTAAATTATTTTGTTGTTGTACACTTGACATGTAATCAAAATATGCATTTATGTATGATTTTAAATTGGCATCCAACTCTGTAAATAATACCTGATAATTAGAATCATTGGTACCTCCTAAGGTTCCGATAGTAGATTGTCCTTTTTTTGGTTGTTGTGTGTTCACTGGTGGTGATACTGTAGGTTGGTTTGCAGCAATTTTACTTACAACATATTTGTCTAATTTTTCAACACTTTGTTTGTCGGTTGATGTTGCTCTCTCGTCGTATATTTCTGTATTTGCATAAAAATTAAATGATAAAGCATTTTGTAATTCTTCAACAGGTTCTTTAAGACCCATTCCTCCAATTATATTGAAACCCATTGAGATTTTTGCAATCATCGGTTGTACCCCTATACCCTCGGGATTGATGTCGTATATTAGAGGTTCATACTGTATACCTAAATTTGTTGGTACAATCTTAGTATGATAGAAGTCACCAACCCTTAAAACCAAAATTGGTGGTGAACCAAATGCCGTATTTAAAGCGTCGTTATATTTTGGTCTACCATCGGGTCCTATAACAGGTATTGTTTGACCAGGTCTCATACATTGTTGTAAAAATGTAAGTCTTGAATTGAGACCTTCAGGTGTCATCGAGTGGAAAGCAGGATTAAAGTATTTTATTTTTTCTTTTATGGTATCATACACCATAGGGTTATTTTCTTTTATAAGTTCAAAATAATCACATTCAGAAAATAAATGTCTTAAAACTTTTTTTGATATTCCGTCTTTTATTTTTTGTTCAATGTTAACTTCTGCCTGTGGTTTAATTGTTCTTGTATATCCAGTATACTTTACATCAGTCTGTTGGATCTCAATCTTAATTTTTTCATCATCACTATCTTCATCCTCTTTTTTATCTGGCGGGGGAAGAATAGGTGTAATCCTTTTCATAACAACTCTTCTACAAGCCATAGCAGGAATACTGTATACTTGTGCCGCATTTGTTACAACATATGATGAACCGTCTTTTTCTTTTATATCTATTGTACAAGTAACCTCAGGGTAATCACCAGTCTCGGGCCCTTTTGGGATTGTGGCGGTTTCTCCTAAAGCGTTATCATCAGTGATAAATTTAATTTTTGGGGTATCTCCAGTTCTATACTCCCCAAATGTTTTACCATTTCCAGCGGATTGTTTGTCAAACCATTGAATAACGCTACTAATTCTTCGTGTTGATAAGTCAACATTATACTCTGGAGATTCAGGAGCCGATGCTGATCCAACTAATTCAATTTCAACACTTCCGTTTTTTTCTATAATTATTTTTTTAATAATATCTAAAAATTCACTTTTAATTATATCAAAATTTGCTTCAATAATATCTCCAAAAAAGTTTTGTATGCCAGCTTTGGTGTAAGCTCCCGCGGCACTTAAATTGTCAGTATAAACCTCATCGGGTGCTTTAGTCACATATGACGTACTCTTTAATGCAATATATTTGTCATACCAAAAATCAAAAGGTTGGGTCGCAACTTTTAATCTTGTATCTGGATCGGGTAAATCATTATGAAAGTAAAACGCATAGTTTTCATATTTTTTTACTTCAGATGTAAAAGGGTCTTCAGTTTCTTTTTCAATCCAAGAAGTTCCACCCAATTCGAGAGTATTACCGTCAGAACCAAATGCGTTATCTTCAACAAGACTACCTTCAGGATTTGTTCCAATACTTGTTAAAACTTGAGCATATTCTTCAGTTGTTAATCTTGGGTTATTTAAAATTTGTTGGTAAGTGTATAAATCTTTTGTTGGTATCTGATTAAATTTGATACCCAAATCATAAATGTCATATTTTGTACAACCAGCAAAAAACGAGTCCATAATCGAATCTATTCTTTCTTTGGCGACTCCTTTAAGTTGTTTTTCAATAATTGTGTTTAACATAGCAGGATTATCAACAATAATTGTCCAACTTAAAGATCCTGACCTACTTGTATTCTTATAAGTGTAAATTGGTTCAGGTCTACCTAAAAAAGTTGTTTCATTAAACTGAGGTCTTGAGTCGTCATTAAATTTCAAATCGTATGGTGGAAACCACATTATTCTTCCTCCGTTTGGTCCTTTTTCACAGGGAGGTAAATCATCGTATCTAAACCCTGGTCTATCTGAAGTTCTCCAAGCTAAATTTTCCAAAGAGAACATATATTTTTTTACCTTACCATTAATAATGTTTGTTGATCCTGGTTGTCTGATAGGGGCGATGTTGAGATTATATGTGTTGTTGAATATTGAATAGTCAAATTTTCTTCCGCTCTCAACTATACCATCAGTTTTTTGTAAATCGGCATACGTAAAATAAGGAGTATCTTTAGTAAAAATTCTACAATACTCTATTCCTGCTTCTTGTCCTGTAGTTTGATCAGTGTAGGACATTACTTGAGAACCTTTTGTTATTTCTTTGTATCCGTCATTAAACACTTTGGACACTTGATTTATCGCGTTTCCTACATGTTTTAATCTTTGTACTCCTTGTACGCTATCTGCAGATTCAATCAATCTTTGTGTTTTATCGAGTATTGAACCTATCTTGAAGTCTACGTCAGTAGATTGATATTTGTTATAATCAGCAGAAACTACATTGAATTCTTGATCTACAAACTTTGGGTCTCCTCCTTTACCAACTTTCCATCCCGCGTTTGGTTTGTATTTTGGTGAGGTCCAAACAAATTGTCCTGCAATCCCTCCATCATTAGTATATGATTTACCGGCTAAACCAAACTGAAGTTGTCCTATATTACCTTCGTATAATTGTCCCAATTCTTGAGGACCATATACAATAGATTGTTGTTGTTGACCGAACTCATTTACAGGAACTTCGTTGGGTGGTGAATCAATTTGACTCGGTTCTGACTCTCTACTACCAACATAGTATCCACCACTTGATTTATTATCTTGATTAAATAGGTTGGATACCGCTTGAGTTAACCCTAAGAATATTCCTTTGTTGTAAGTTGGTTTGTATTTGTTGTAATCTAAACTGGCAAATAAAACAGATTTTTGACCGTTTCCTGTATTTGCAATAAAAATTTCAGAGGGGTTTCTTGTCTTATTAAGTATCGGACCTAACAATCCGCCAGTAAAATTATTTATTGTACTAAGGGCCGCAATGTTTTGTGGTAATTGCTCGTTTACGTTTTCGTTAAAGTAATCTCCAGGTATTAAAGACACAGGAAAATAAGTTCCTGTTAGTCGGTTTGCCAAAGATACCGTGGCTAACAAAGGTCCTTCGGGTACTGTAATCTTCCAATTTTTTTCAAAAAAAGGTTGTTTACCTGTTGCCAACATTGAGGCAGAAAAAGGATCTGTAATTGTATCTAAATTAATTAAACCGACAGTGTTTTGAATTATTTCTGATGCAATCCTCTCTTGAAATAGTCCTTGTAGTTGTTTTGCAGCAAGGTTCATCATTGGGGTATCGCTAGATAGCAACCCGTTTGATCCTAAAGGATCTTGGTAAAATATAATATCAAAAGTACTATATGATGATGTGTTATAATAACCCAAGTACGGTTGATAGATACCCCCAGGTACCGCGTCTAATATGTCGGTTATAACAACTAAATCTTTGTAACCTCCTGTTGGTCCCCATGTATTTGTAATATAGGCGTCATCAATAAAAAATTCATTAACTAACTCTAGGGGTGAATCATTACCCACAGGATAATAAGGTCCTTGATTTGTCCCTTCAGGGTTATTTGTCGATGCAACCGAATTAATTCCAATTGGGTCCCCAAATCCTCCTTCGGGTCCATATTCATTTAGCGGATATAAATTTTCTGCAAAAACATTTGTGGAAACTAAAGTGTTGTCAGAATCAATAACATTTGATACTGTTAAATTTGTCTCATAGTTTACTGCCGGTTGTGTTGGTGTATACACACCAGGTACATTGTATGGTTGTAAATTTCTAGTTAATAATTTATTTCTAAAAAATTCTGAACCGGCAAATGAAAGAGTACTTTCTGACATAGTTTGTTTTTAAATAAATACTCTTTTTTCAAATTTTATCCGAATTCAGGAGTCCTCAAAATATGTTTAAGTTCTGCAGCAGAAGCATTACTTTCTTTTAATCCTGTTATAGTCGCTTCAGTAATTTCTCTAGGACTTAGTTTATTAAGTACTTCGGGATTTCCTTCAAATTTAAAATTATGATTTACTGTAACTACGCTGTTATTACCTGATGCGGCGTTTTTCTTTTTATTCTCTTCTTCTATTTTATTAATTACTGGAGTGTATATTTCTTTTGCCTTGTTAATTACGTCTTTTCCATAATTATTCAAAATTTGTACTACTGATTTTTCAAATTTTGGTCCTATTTCTTTCAAATCCGGACCAAATTTCTCAAATTGTTTTATAACATCCTCCAATTTTGCATTACCAGTTGCGTATTTTACTAGAACTTCTTCAATCGGACCAAATAGTGTTTTTGAACTAGTTTCCCTTACACTTTCAACCGAAAACTCTTTATCTATTTCTTTAAATAAACTACTTATAGTTGTGTTTCCGAGTTTTTGAGCTCTTAGACTTTCTTTTGAGGTTGCTAAACCTAAACCAAACTCTGAAACTAAAGCACTAACATTCGCATTCAAATCTTCTAATTGATTTAATTGATCTCTTGCCAACTCTTCTATTGATTTATTTGCTTCTGCCTCTTGGTCTTTTAAACTTTTAATGTCGTCAGATGTAAGTTTACTTACGTCTTTCATTTTACCTTCTATTTCAATAACCGCCGTACCACCACTTATTTGAGAAAGGCTCGCGATTAATTCTTGTTCTTCCTTGTTTGCCGTAGGAAATTCAATAGACTTCATTTTTCTATCAAACTCCGCAGCTTTAATTGACATCTCGGCCAATTTTTCGGGAAGAATCCCCATTTCTTTCGCTATTTCTCTAATTCTTCTTTTTTCACCAGGTAGGATTTCAAACTTACCCGATTCTTGGTTAAATTTTGTGAAGGTTTTAGTAAGATCTACTAATTGGTTTTGTAGTTCCTCTGGATCGTTTTGAGCCAAATCCATCGCTCTTAATGGGTCAAGTAAATCGTTAGAAGCGACTCCTAATCTTTGTAATGAAGCCGCCAAATCGATAGCTCCTTCAGGATCAAATACTTTTTCAGCTAAAGTAAATGTTGTGTTCAAATCAATTCCGAGTCTTGCCGCTTGTGCTGCCATCTTGGTAAGACCTTTAACTCCATTGTCAAAGTTGAACAGGTTCATTTTACCAAGGTTACTAACTACTCCATCTGAAACTGCTTTAACAGAAACACCAACACTTTTTGCGTAATTAGCAACCTCTTTCATTGTGTCACCTACATCATATATTGAGATTCCGACTTCTCTAAAATTGGTCGCCAATTTTGACGTTTCAATACCTGTAAGTTTTGTTGTTGCAGCCAACTCTGTTATTGCCTCTTTTCCAATAACTCCAGTGTTACCAAACGCATTTCCAACGTCAACTATAATATCTTTGGCCTCATCAGCACCAACACCCATTCTTAATAATTCAGGGGCAGCGTTAGCTAACGATACTTTAAAATCATCAATTCTCTCTCGAGATAAACCAAATGCTTTTTGTATTTTGTTAGATTCCTCAATTGTAAATTTTAGTGGTGTTTCAAAATCTAGTAGGGATTTGACTGCAGCTGAGTAAGCTTCACTGATTGTTTTAGTTGTTGGAATAACAGTGCTAGCATATGAGTTGAATAAATTTTGTTGTAACGATATACCTCTGTTACCCCCTGAAATAAATTCCTCAATTCCTTGGTATTTCTTCTTTTGTTCTTCATAAAGTTTTCTAAAATCTTCTTGGTCGTTGAAAAACATGTTTTATTTGATAAATACTTTATCTCAAGTTTTGTGTAGTTCAATTATTTTTTGAATAAAATATTTTCTTTCAAAAGTTGGGACTTTCCAAAACTCAGAATATTGTAAATTCATGTGTTTGGATAAAAAATAAAGTTCGTCTAGTATATTTTTTTTATACTCCAAAGAAAGGCCGAAAAAACTCCACCCCAAAGGCGATATTGAAATTCACCTTTTCTCCTGACGGGGCTGTTGTTGTTTTGGTTAAATCTAAACCGGGTTCATTTTCATTAAGAAATTTTCTTATAAACTTAGAATCAGCAATTGGCATGTTTTCTGAAAAAACAGATATTTCAGATAAATCACGTTTTCCGTTAATCTCAACTATTTGTCTACTCAATTTTAAAGTTACGGTAGGAGGAACTCTATCTATAGGATATGATGATATTGTGTTGTCTAAATCAATATTATCTTTCAAGTTTAGAGGTTTCAACTTTACAATTTTTTTTGTAATTGGTAATTCAACAGAGAACAAACCATCAGAATCTGGTTGGGTTTTAGTTCTTTTCATATTTAATTCTTCTAAACTAAATTCAAAATTAAACTTTTTCCCCGTCATTGGGTCTTCTAGTTGAGCCTCATAACTTGGTCCAAACGATGTGTTTCTCAAGAAAATTAAAATTGCTTCAATGTCACAATCTAAAAGTTCTTCCGGTCTCAAATCTTTTTCATAAATTTTATTTCTAAGAAGTGGGAGAATTATTGATTCCTTGACACTTTTTTTAAGACCTAAATTTGCAATTACATTTTCGTCAGCTGCGGTTAGGTAACCAACTTTCACCGATTTTTTTTTGGATGGGTAGAAAATCCCACCTGAAGGTAACTGTACCACGTCGTGTGGTAAATTAAAATCTTGTTGACCATATTTGTATTCGTCTGATGTTTCCATAGTTTTTTTTTTAAAAGGTAAAAAAAAACCGTACACTGTAAAGTATACGGTTTATATTATTATATTAATTTATTAATAAACTAAAATACAACGGTCCATTCTCATATTACAAGTAATTTTTGCAATACCATCTGTTGCATAAGACAATGAACCCCCATCGTAACCAAGAAGAAAACATCCTTCTAAAATCCATTTTTCAACAACAACTCCTGTTGGGTCCAACATTTCAAGGTCAACATTTTTTTTGTAACCTGCTGCATAACCCATACGACCTGTAACTGATTCAGCACATAAACGGATCCATTCCATAACCGCTTGTGAAGCTGAAGGTCCAATTGGATCCCTAAATGTCACCCCTAACTCTTGCCAATTAAATCTACCAGCAACATATGTTGAAGTATTTAAAAACTGTATCTCTGTCGAACCGATTGTAAGTTTCGGTCTTGATGTTGTTTCAACGTACCACTCATTAATACCAAGTGATGAAGGGAATCTTAGAATCCAACGGTTCTCCCTTTTCGGTTCGTAGGGAATCGGCATTTTCATTAGTAAATCAGCCATGTCTTATTTTTTAATTTTTCTTTTTATTTTTATTATAAATATATTCATTTTAAATTTTTTCTATTTACTTCAATAATTTTTAAAGTTATAACTTTTATAAGCCTAGTTTTAATTAAAATTTAGTTTTTTTACCTCCTCCTGTATGATAGATATCTAAACCAGATTCGTCATCAAAATGTTTCTTCATTGCTTGTACATTCTTTAAGTCGTCATCTGAAAAACCAACATAAGGTACAAAGTAATTACTTATTTTGTTCTTAAGGTAAGCCTTTTCTTGTAGTCTTTGAGATAGTGTTCTAACATATTCCATGAACTGTTTCATCGCACTTACTTTAAGTTCTTCGGGATTGGCGGCCGAACCCTCACCGAAACTAACAGGATGATACTTACACATTTCTAAATAAGATTGGATTAATTCTTCATCAGACAAATCTTCCTCGTCATTCATTTCACGATACTTTCGAAGGTTTTTTACTAACTCATCTTTATTTAATCCGTGCATATTTTTTTTAATAAGTTGATATATTGCAGTTTTTAATATACTTGGTGTATGTCCTCTTGCGGTAATTATTGCAAAAATTGATCCATCATTTACTGCCTCCACAAAATCACTCCATGCTGGACCCGTTGGGGCTTTCATAGAATCCACTAAAAATTTTTTATCACCCGTTACCGTAAAGTCACGAAATGCGTCGTTATCGAAACCAACAATGGTATGTCCATCGTAATCAAAAGGTTCTTTTCCAATTTCAGTTCTATACTCCGCAAAATCATCCGTGGACATACCAACACTTTGACCATTGTCATCTTTTAAGTAAATCTTTGTTGGCATATACATAAGATTATCATCCCAATCAAATGCATAATACTTCATTGTTGGTGTCAGTTGGTCTTGTATTATTTCTGATATAATACCTCTTACTAATTTTTTATAATCCATAATAATAAATATCCTATAAATAAAAAAAGGGGGAAGACCCCCCTTTTTCCTTTTTCATTGTTTTTTAGATGTTCTCGAAAGAAGCTCCAGTCGGTGTAATAAAGAACGTAATATCGATAAACTCAAGTGAACGTGTAGGTTTAATATAAATTTTACCTGTCATTTGGTTTCTGTCGATATCTTGTGGATCACTAGAAAGTGTAACTCTAAAGTCATATAGACCTCGGTCTCTTCTAATCGAATCTAAGATTGGGTTTACAGCGTTTAAGAAGTCTTGTCTTACTTGTGCGTCGTTTTGTTCAAACAATAATCTTACAGATACTGCTGAAATCAACTTACGTGCTTGTAACAATAATCTTCTAACATTGATTCTATCAAGAGCTGATTCTCTAATTTGTAGAGTTTTGTTACCCCAAATTACACAACCAACATCAGAGAAAGTTGCGATTGGGTTTATTCTACCTGTATAAAGAACATCTCTATCTTCTTGTGTCAACTTCTTACGAGCCTTGATACAATTAACAATACCACGAGTGTAACCCGCCGCAGCGAACCATGGGAACGCAATGTTGTCTGTCAATGCCAAGTTTCTTGTTACCTCAGCAGTTGGTGGGATGTAGATTTGAGTGTTGTTAACACTGTCTCTTGTTAATACCCAGGGGTAATAAGTTGCGGTATAGTTAGAGTCGATACCTGTATCTTCTAACAAGTTAACCGCTTCTTGAGGGTAAATTAATCCATCAACACCAGTTGTAGTTGGTAAGAACAAGTTGTAATCAGGACATGTAGTTACATAAAGTGAATCCGCTCTGTTAAACTCAATCATATTAATTGCTCTTTCTATCAAGTTACTATTGTTTGAGAAATCAATACCTGGAGTTGTGAAAACATTTATATTAACTGATTCAGGGTTTGCAAATGTTTGTTGACCTAAAAGATATGCGTAGAAGTCAGTGTTTGCATAGTCTTGTGTACCATCACCAATTGCGATTTGTTTGAATGCTCCCCAACCAGTTGCATTCGGATATCTGTTGTCAGGACATGCTCCGTAAAGGTATCCTGTTCTTCCCAATTCGAATCGGTCTGAGTTAGTTCTATATTCTCTATAAATATCCCATCCATCGAACCCTCCTTGAACCAAGAATGTGAATTTTCTTGAGAACAATCTGTAATAATCATTTGTTGGTAATTGAGGTTCTTGATCGAAAGTTGAACTACCACAGATAAATCTTGGGTCACCACTTGTACTGAATGCTGCACCTAATGTAATACCAGAAGCGTTTTTGTCCATGTGGAAACCTGATGATCTGTAGTTCCAATCAATTCCGTCAATATCACAAGTATTGTTCGGATTTCTCTTTCCAATATACTCATAATAACTTGGATCCCAACCATAGAAGTTTCCAATACCTAAGTAAGTCCTTCTGATGTTGTCACCGGAACTAACGATAACATCGTCAACTCCAGTACTCAAACCAAAGGGCGGATTCCAAATAACTTCACCAGGAAAGTCATATTTTGCTTTGATAATTGGGAACGGTGGTTTTCCTCCTTGATACAATTTGAAATTGTAACCGTTAAATCCACATGGAAGAGCATCAATAGGAGCGTCCTCATGAATCTCAATCATAATGTATTTAGAGTTTAAATTATACTCACCATCTACCGTACCAATTTTAACACCAATAAAGTTGTTTTGATTTGGATCCATAGAACAATTTGTAAATTTTTCTAACACAACAGGGTTAGAATCTGTATCGAAATAATCTCTTACTAATAGTGTAAAGTTGTTATTAGAGAAAGATACGTCTGCGATCGACACTTTAAGTAGAGTATTTGCTCCATCACCATCAGAGATAGTATAAACTTTAAATAAGTCGAATACTTTATTACCTCTAAGTTCGGACACAACCCATGGAGAACTCGGAGTTTGGTATCTGTCTAAGTACCATCCGATTGAGTGCACATTTCCACTTTGTGCTGAATCTAATCTTACAAGACTTGGGTTCAAACCTCTGATGTATCCTTTTTTCCACCCGTAGTTCAACCATGATTGGAATCTTTCTTCACAGAATAATGGAACTTCTAAACGAGGTTTTTGGAAGTTTGTAACTCCAAATACTTTTGTAACATAACTTGGGTCATTTTGAGAGAATGAAGTTTCAAAAGTATATTGTTGTCCATATCTATTAGTACAGTTAATTGCAAATTTCTCATAAGGATTTTTTAATACTGAAACATACTGTCCTGTCATATCAATGTTAACATTGGTAAGACCAGTAATCTCATAAGTTGGGTTTTCAGAACTTGTGTAGTATGAAATACCTCTCGATCTGAAAGTTCCAACTACAACATCATCATATTGTGTATATGAAGTTCCTGTGTAATAGTACACTTTAATGTGTAGCTCACCTGAGTAACAGTTTACAGGGACTGGAGATGGTGTTGGTGTTGGGTTAACATGAGCCGATGGTGTAATACATGGGTTCTGAGGAGATGGTGTTGGTGTAGGTGTTACTGAAGCCAACGGTGTTGATGTTGGTGTAGGATACAAATACTGAAGATTCTGTACAATTGAAAAGAAAGAGAATCCTGTATACCCATTTCCGTTTAATTCGTGTTCGAATTGTGAGTAATACCAAGGATCATTGAATCCTGAACACAAAGTGTTTGCTGAGAAACCAATATTTGGTACATTGTAAACATTTGTAGAAGCTGTGAAAATAGCATCCAATGTATTATAATCACCATCTTCAATCGAACCAAAATAAGAAATTGTATGATCTTCAGCATCAAAAGGTAGTGGATCGGTGATCACATCAAAAACCAAGTCTTGAAGTTGTGTTCCAATTGTTGAAGTTCCTCCATCACCAGTTGTATATGGAGTATTCAATAAGTTTGCGATTTCCGAAGGGAAGGTTCCTTGGAACTCAACTGTTGTGACTGAGTTAGAACATGCCGTAAAAGGGATGATAAATGTTTCAGTTTTAGCGGATAGACAAACAGGAACACAATCAATTGTTGCTCCTGATAAACACCAAACGTCGATTGTTGAGCAATCAACATTTGCCGTTGTGGTAATTGACCAAGATGGTCCTCCGTCATACCCAGAAAGTCCTAATATTCTTGTAACGAACAATTGATTGGATTGTTGTAGATAAGCTTTAGCAATGTATCCAGCTTCATATTTTGGTATTTGTGTGTTAACAAATTTTTCAGGAGATACACCCCCAAAATAAGTTGTAAACTCATCATAGTTCGTTATGAAAATTGGTTCGAAAGCAGGTCCGATAATAGTTTCCCCTACAACACCAAGTGTGGTAACACCAACACTTTGAGCAACAAAACTTAGATCAACTTCTGATGTATAGACTCCTGGTGAGACAAAAACCTTACTGTTAGATGAAGTAGCCATAATTTTAATTCAAATTTTTATTTATTTTCTTTAATAAATATTCACAGTTTCTGTAAAAACTTTACATAATAAAAACTATTTATATTTTGGTAAGATTTTATTCTGCCTTTTTTCTGCCCTATGTCCAAAGATAACAAGAAGATAAAAAACCTTAAGATTGACTCCGAAGTTCACGAAGTCCTGAAAAAATATTGTGATAAAAGAGGAATAAAAATGTATAGATTTTTAGAATCTCTTATATTGGAAAAGTGTAAAGATAAAAAAGATATCTACGGAGAAAATTAAAGCAAATTTTCATTAAAGATTAACTTTGATTCTGAGGATATAACCGAAGGAACGATTTCAATTTTTAACTCGTCTTTAGTATTGATTTGAATGTATTCTTGGTCTAACCCATAATACAGGTTATTAATGTAAACATCAAAGGAAGATACGTTAGTCGACTCAATCAAGTTCAAATCACAAGTATATTCAAATATTGTAGATGCGGTGACTGCAGAAACTTGGTAATTGAATATTGTTTCTTTTGGTGTGTTTGATACAGGTCTTCTTTTGTTTTTCACTTGGTTTCTAAGGTCTGTTTCAATCATTGTAAATGTTCTTGATATTGCGGGAGATACTTCAAAGTCATCTTCGTCCATCAAAAATCCCATCATAGTAAAATCATATTTTTGTATGTAATACTTTCTTTTGTCAACATCCATAACTGATTCGTCAGTAATACCATCATTAATAATTGGAATATAATGACCCTTAATTACTTGATAAGCCTGACGAGATGCAAAAGTTTGATTAACAATTTGATTAAATTTATTTATTTCTCTCATTCGATTACAAACAATAGCCACTTGGAACTTGATGTCAATTGGGACTGGTTGTGGAATTTTATAAATGTTCATCCCGTTTCTCTGACCATCCCAAGTAGGAACTTGCATATAATAATAAGTTCTTCTGTTTGGGATATTATAAGTCACAGATGGATTATTACCATATTTCACTTCAGGAATTCTTATGGTTGTAATAAATGGGGGCTCAACGTTTTTATCAATATTTTGAAAATCCCAAGTTTCAACAAACTGAGACCAATTTTGTGAAGTTATCAATATATCAACCACAGGAATTTTTTGTCCTTCAACTATTGTCTCCAAAGAACCTTTGACAAAATCTAAAAACCCTCTATCTAAATCGGCATGTAAAAGTGATTTGGGAAGATAAGTACCATCTTCAGAAATCATATCCGCCATTTGGTATCTTCTCGCCAAAAGGGTTTTTGGATATTTTATTGGTAAATAAGGTTTAACTTTTTTATTTGGTAACGCCATAATTAAATTGATTGAAATTCATTCGGACCAACGTATGAACCAATTATTGATCTGTAGAAAGGTTTATACCCTTTATAAGTGTGTTTCAAGTCAGAGTATACACGTCCGTCGTCTACAACTGTGTAATATCTAACAAAATTTTCTGAATCGTAATAACCTATGTAATCACCTAAATTTACATCAATCTCTAGATCTTCTAAAGTTTTAATGTAAACGTAAATTGAAATGTTTCCAGGTTCCGATTGTTGTATTTTTGAAGATCCAATTTTCGCAGAAGTTGGTTGAGCGATTGTTATGTAGGCATTAAACTCTACAGGGGGTAGAAATTTAATTCCATCCTCTAAAGCCTCACCATAAACGTCGTCTACTTTGGTTTTGTTTTTATCAACACGATATAGTACACAAGTGAAATTCATATCACCTATTAACCACTCTTGACCCATATCTATTTCTAAATCAAAGTCCTGACTCCCAAAAAATTTACCTAACCTTGTAATAGGAACTTTACCGTTCATAAACTCATTTATTGATAAATATCTTTTTTTTTAGTATTTTTATTAAAAAGTAGTATTGGAAAATATACAAACACTTTTAGAACACAAATCATTGGAAATGCTCGAGTCATACTCGGGGGCAAATAACTATATCCTATACCTAAAAAATAAAAAATTAGTTTCCAAAAAGTTTTACCTTACAAGATCACAAGCGGACTACATCATAACCTATCATGATACCAGACCTAAAGTTGCGAGAAAGTGGGTTGACTTGGATAGTTACTTTGCAAAAAAGTTTGCTGAAGAAAAATATCTTATAGAAACTCCTGATAAGATCTTTATCGAAAAGTTGTTAGTTGAAAAAGAAAAATCTTATCATGTTTGGGGTAAGTTTTTTGAAAATGATCCTTTGTCTGAATTTTGGGTTCCTAAATCTGCTTTGATTAAAACACATACAGTAGAAAAAGTGGAAATAGACTACTCGAAATATAGTCATAGACCTCCATTAAATCACCAAAAAGAAGCAATTGAAAAGTTGGTAAGATCAAAAAGATTTATATTGGCAGATGACATGGGTCTTGGAAAAACAACCTCAACAATTATTGCCGCTTTAGAAACAGGAGCAAAAAAAATATTAATAGTTTGTCCAGCATCTCTTAAAATTAATTGGCAAAGAGAAATTTCAAACTATTCAGACAGACCCGTTTTTATTTCGGAAGGTAAAAAATATTCAACAGAATCAGATTTTGTTATTGTTAACTATGACATACTGAAAAATTTTCACACAACTGACCCTAAGAAAAAAGATGAATCTTTATTGTTAAAATCAAATTTTGATTTAGTAATTTTAGATGAGGCACACATGATCTCTAATGTTCAGGCACAAAGAACGAAGTTAATTAATAGTTTTGTAAAAAAAATTAATAGAGTATGGTTGTTGACTGGAACTCCAATGACATCAAGACCTATGAATTATTATAATCTTCTAAATATAATCGAAAGTCCTGTTGCTCAAAATTGGATGGCGTACGCAATTCGATACTGTCAAGGATATCAATTCAAAGCTGGTAACAGAAAAGTTTGGAACGTAACGGGAGCCTCGAATTTAGAGGAGTTAAGGGAGAGAACATCAAAACAAATTATACGAAGACTGAAAGAAGAGGTTTTAGATCTACCTGACAAAATCATTACACCAATTTATTTAAGATTACAATCAAAACAATATGAAGAGTTAATGGGTGAATATTACGATTGGTATGATAAAAACCCCGACGAGTCTTCTTCTCTTACAGTTCAGTTTTCAAAACTAATGAAAGTTAGAAAAGTAATAGCGAACGAGAAGGTAAACCAAACTATCGAATTTGTCGAGAACATTATCGATCAGGGAAAAAAAGTTATAATTTTTACTAATTTCACGGACTCATTACAAACAATTTACCAACACTTTGGTAAACAAGCGGTTTATCTTGACGGTAGTTGTACCAATGCGATGCGTCAACAAGCGGTTGATTCTTTTCAAAACGATGAAAAAATAAAAGTATTTGTTGGTAATTTAAAAGCCGCAGGTGTAGGTCTTACTTTAACTTCGGCTGAAGTTGTAATTATGAATGACCTATCTTTTGTACCTGCAGAACATTCACAGGCAGAAGACAGAGCTTATCGTTATGGTCAAAAATCGAATGTTTTAGTTTACTATCCACTTTTTGACAACACAATTGAAGCGGCAATCTACGACATTTTAAATAAAAAGAAAGAAATTATTCGAACCGTAATGGGAGATCAACAAATGGAAAATAGTGGTGATGTTGTTGAGGAAATACTATTTCTTATCAATAAGTCACGTTGATGATATTTATCATTAATGAAAGTATCTATTTTATTCAAAGACACAAAATTTAAAGATTCGGATAAAGAATTTATTGAAAAATTTTTAAAGTTTTTGCAATCCGAGTACCCATTAAAAAAAGACATCAAGGTGCGATTTTTGGGTGACAGAGAAGGTCAAATGTCGACTGGATCAAGAACTGAAGGATCAGAAATAAAAGTTTTAGCAAAAGGAAGACTAAACAGAGACATAATGAGAACCCTGTCTCATGAGTGGGTTCATGAACACCAACGCTTAATTCTAAACAGAAAAAAAGGGCCAGATATTGGTGGTCAAAATGAAGATGAAGCAAACGCATTTGCGGGACAATTAATTAAAAAGTTTGAAAAAAAGTATCCTGATTTAGAACATATGATGTATGAGTCTAAAACTATAAACACCAAATTAGGAATACTCCAAGAACAAATTCTTTTCGAGGAAAGGGAAACTATTAAAGAAAATTTAATAGTTGAAATGAAAAAAATAGGGATCGAAAAACTACCATACTCTTATTCTTCTTTATCACGTTTTATTGATTCCAAAACCATGAACGTTCACTATAATAAACATTACAAAGGTTATGTGGACAAACTAAACAAATTCTTAAAGGACAAAAAAGGGGATTTGAGTTTAGAGGAAATCATTAAATCGATTAATAAATTTGACGATAAAGTCAGAAATAATGCTGGCGGTGCCTTTAATCATGCTTTATTTTGGAAAATGTTGTCACCAACAAAACAACTACCCAAAGGTGAAATTTTGAAAAAAATAAATCAAGATTTTGGTAACATAAAAAAAATGAAAGATGAGTTCAACGAAGCCGCTAAAGACAGATTCGGTTCGGGGTGGGCGTGGTTATATCTTGGTAATGATAATAAGTTGAAAATTATGTCGACACCTAATCAAGATAATCCTTTGATGAACATCGTAAAAGGCGGTGGATACCCATTATTGGGATTGGACGTTTGGGAACACGCATATTATTTGAAATACCAAAATAAAAGAGATGAGTACATCAAAAAATTTTGGGATTCAGTAAATTGGGAATTTGTGGATGAACTATACACCACTAAAATTTCAAAAGAAAAAAACAAAAATTGATTTTTTAAGTAAAAGATATTTATAGAAAAAAGCGATGGCAGTAATCAACGAACCAGAAAGATCAGAATTTTATCAAAAAGTGAGACATTTATTAGGTGCCCCTCTTAGATCAGTTGAGTTAGAGGACGAAATGATGGATACTCTTTTAGAATATTCTATTGACGATTATTCACAATACGTACAAGATTGGTTGATAGAATCACAATGGACATCACTTTATAATTTAAACTTGGATACACAATCTTTATCAAGAGCGTTTCTTACAAAAAGTTTAGATTATGAAACAAGATACACTTACGCATATTCTAAAATTGTTGGTCTACAAGCCGGCGGAGATTGGGTTATGAAAAAAGATTATGTCCAATTAGTACCAAACCAACAAATTTATGAAATTCCAGCAAACAGAGAATTAAATGAAATTTTATGGTTCACACCACCAACATTAAATAATTTAATGTTTGACCCTTGGGCATTCGGTGGTATTGCAGGTGGTGGTATTTCAGGTCCTGCAGGTTACGCACAAATGGGAAACATGTCAGGTAGTTATTTTTTGATGCCGGCATTTGACATGTTACTTAGAATGCAAGAGATTAACATTCAAAGAAGAATCATAGCGGGTGAAATGACCTATAGAATTACAGCACTACCTGAAGGTAAAAAAGCACTACATCTAATGAACACACCTGGCGGTAAATTTGACTTTGGTAATGCAGAATTGATGCAAGGTAGAGTTTGGTATTGGTACTATGATATAGGTGATGGTGACAGAGATCAATGTTTAAAAGACAATCCTGATATAATTAAATTACCTTCCGACATACCATTCGAAAAAATTAGTTGGTACGAACTAAATAACCCTGCACAGATTTGGGTTAGAAGATGGTTCACTGCATATTGTAAAGAAACCCTTTCTAGAGTAAGGGGTAAATTTAGCGGAAGTCTCAAAACACCCGAAGGTGATTTGACCATGGATTATACGTCATTGGGTACTGAGGCAAAAGACGAAAAAACTAAATTAATTGAAGAACTAACAGGTGCAGAAGGTAGATTAACAAGGTTGAAACCTGAAAAGGTTATGGAAAGAGAAGCGTTGTTGGCAGAAAATCTTAACAAACAACTTAAATTTAGGGCAATGCCAAGACAGATATATGTAATTTGAAATATGAAAGGTCGAAAACCACATAGAAAAGTAATAATAAAGGGGGATATACCTGAAACCTTGAAATCAACTTTTACCTCAATTGTTAAACAATCACATTATCAAAGTAATGGTGAGGAGTTAACAATAATAAAAGAAATTGATTTTTGTGAATTTTTACTCAACTCTGAAAAAAATCAAAAAATAACAATTAAAACATTAACCAATTGTAAAGTCATACCCGATCAAAACAAAATTGACGAAGAGTGGGATGAAATATTACTTTCAAAAGGGGCTTGTGTGACCTTCCAAGTTGTAGAGAACGTTTGGTACATACTATCTTCAGACGGACTCAAGCTTGAATAATTTTTGGTCAGGTAGATATTTCCACATAAACTCATCGGCATTTTTGTACATGTGGTATGGAGTTTCACCGACCCTATTCCAAAACAACATTTCTTCATCTGAGATTTCCATCACGTCTTCCAACTTATCTTGATCACTTTCATCGAAAGGTTGTCCATTGATTAGTTCACACTGATCTTTAGTAAAAAAAGGTCTGTCTTCAGGATTCTTAACTAACAATCCGTTTCTTACTTCTTGTTTGAATACGACAAGTAATGGCTCCACCCTTTTGTTAAATGTTGCAATTGCTCTTTGGATGTTGTACTGGCCTTTCATTGTTGGGTTATTTTCTAAATCCAAAGGGTCAATACGGTAGCAGTTCAACTGAATTATAGAATCTAAGTTATTAGGAATAGTTCCACCGTAAGTGTCAATATGTTCTTGGGACCAACCTTTCTTTGGTTTGTTAACTTTCTGAACATCTCCGTGGGATACTTTAGTTCCGTTGTTAACATAAAAAATTACATCACCAAGATTAACATTAAGACCTTCCCTAATTGCAAGTTCCATGTGTGCCTGACGAGACATTAAACTTCCTGCCCTTGTTGTTTGTTTACTACGAATAATGTAGTCATCAATACTTTGTTTTACTTTTGCCTTGTTTGCAATATCCATCAAAGGAATTTGTAAGTCAAAAATTTGTTGTACATACTCGTAATACCATTCAACAAACTCTTGTCCTTTACCATCAAGGAGTAATTTAATACCTTTATCCAAGAACTTTTCAATATAGATTGGCATTTTTTTAGATTTAATTGAGTTTCCTGTAAGTTTGATTTTACCTTTTGCAGTGATAAGAGCGTAGTTCTTACGTGACAAGTTAATACACGCCGGCCATTGACCATCAGTATCAAGAGCCATCTCACCCCTCATCGCAAGATCGTTAAACTCCATCACATCAGCTTCTTCACCTACATATTCTTTACCCTCAACAACTTTCCAATTCAGACCTTTACCAACATACTTTCTTTCCTCTACCCTTTCAGGAACCGAGAAGTTAATACCGTCCGTGTCCATTACCAAAGGTGTATAACCACGATCCATAAAGAAATTAATCATCATACGAAGATACTGACGACCTGTACAAGTAATCATCTCACCTTTATCCATGTCACCCCAATGAAAAACTTGTGGAGCTGACAACGCACCGAACATCGAGTTGATGAAAATCTTAATTGGTAATTGTTTACGGTCATAAGAAGTTGATTTCTTTTTGTCAATAGTCGCATATTCCTCAGATAATTGTTTGTATTTGATACGAGTGTTACGGAAGTAGGATAGTAAACCTTTCATCGCACCTGTGACATCACACTCGGGGAATACATCATGTACCAACTGAATACACGGGTATAGAGACGAGTAGTCAAGTTTTAATACATTCTTTGAGTATCCTGTTCGAATTAGACGAGAAAGTCCTCCTACGAAGTTCCCTTTGTCGTTTTTAGAAGGAATTGCAAGTCCATGTTTATAAGACCAAGCTAACATCAACATTTTCCATAATGTTGCAGTACCCATCGTTGAAACTCTTTCATATGTTGTTGGAAGAAGTGATGCCAACAAGAATGAACCTTGGTTGAATTCTTCATCAACCAATAGAGTTTCTTCCAAGTCATCGTCAAGATAACGCTCAATAATGTCGTCCCCAGTTGTTTTGATATACACTTTAGAATGTCTACCACAGATATCATCAATCTTTGGGTCTACCCCAACTTTTTTATATTTACCATTTTCAATATTTAACCAATACTCTTCTTTCTCACGATACATTGACCCAATTTTGTTATGCTCAACATAAATACGATCAGTAGCCTCAGCCTCAATATATTTGGTAATATACTTCAAACCAGCTTCTTTGATGTTTGAGTTAATCGCCTGAGCTCTTCTAACTGAATGTAGAATATCAATAATATTGTAACCCCACATTTGAGTTTGAGTGAATTTCTCTACCTCGTTTGCAAGTTTCAACATTGACTCTTTTTGTGAAATAGATTTCTCAGTGTTAAGAGATTTTGCAACTCGTTTAATATCAAGATTTAAAATTTTACATCTTTCATAAATCCAATACCAGTCAAAGTTAAATGAGTTGTACCCTGAAAGAATGGAAGGTTTTTGTTCCTCAATAATATTAAAGAACTCCGTAATACCTCTACGTTCTTCGTCTTCGTTGGTACACTCAATAACTTTTTTGAATCCTTTGTTTGTTTTGATTCCGATCATGAAGATACGACCATCCTTGGGCTCAAGTGAGGTCGTCTCAAGGTCAAATACCATCCTCGTAATGTCGTTGTATTCCTCAAAACCTTTGAATAATCTTTTTTCTTTTGAGATGAGGTATTGTTCAACGGGAGGTAATACCATGATGAGGTCTCTTACATTTTCACCCCAAGGATCTACCCCACCTTCTCTAAAGAACTGAATCAGGTTTCTATAACCTTTCATGGACTTAACAAGAAATGTTAAACCACGTTCTAAACGATCATTACCATCAGTTCGTAGTTTTTCTATAATAATACCATGTTTTGTCATGGCTTCTTTTTGTAATGCTTTGGATTTTGAATAGAAGTTAAGATTACGTAGATCTCCTACCCAAGCAAAAGATATCAATGTATCTCGTTGGATCTGTTTTCCTTTTTCAGGAACTTCTTTAATTTTAAAAATCTTGTCGGATAAGTAATCGTATTCTACCGATACGATGAATTCTTCAGGATCATTTCCCTGAAGAAATTGTTCAATTTCTTCTTGTGATATCATAGTTATTTACTTTTGGTGTATTAGCTACCGAATAAGGTCGGCATTTACCTTCGTAAATAAATATAGGAGTAAAAATTACTCTTGTCAAATTATGATTGACAAGTTCCACAATCAACATATTCTGTGGACATGTTTGTAACGGTGAAAGTTTCTGGACCTGTCGTAATGTTAAGAATATTATAACAAGCATCAAAATCAGCAAAGTCTGTTGTTAAATAATAAGTGTAACCAACTATTGGTACAAAATAAGGTGGAGTTAAAGAAAACTTTGCAACCCTAATTTCAAAATCAGCACAACTTGAAACACTATAATAAACAAACAGAGGCTCTGGAGTCATTGTAGGTGTGGGAGTTGGTGTTGGTGTCGGCGTCTTAGTTGGTGTTTTGGTTGGTGTTGGGGTTGGCGTTGCAGATTTTGTTGGTGTTGGTGTAGGTGTGGTTTCGGGACCAAAGAAAGAAATAATTTCCAATGTGATTTCCAACTCTTCAAGAGGCGGGTAATTCAATTGGAAAGTTCCAAAATCCGTTTGTTTTGTTAAATCATCATAATTTCTGGCAACAGTTTCTTTGTAAGTTCCAACCGTAGTGTTACTTTTAATTTCGATAGTTGGGTTGATCACAATTGGTTCACCATTTATAGTGGTCAAAACATTGGAACAACTGAAAATGTAATCAAAATTAACAGCGCTTGAAGCTTCTAAAACATAATCACAGACAACCGAACCTTCGGTGTAATTTGCATATAAAGTTAAAGACACGGCATTAGCACAAGTATTTGACAAATTACTTGCTCCGACTTGCCAATAAGTTGTTCCTGAACATATTTGGGTTTTAATACTATTACCTCCCGCAACCGTAATATAATCTATAGTGTCAGGGTCAACTAACGGTTTACTTGTACCGTCCCAAGAAGAAATGTTAAGTTCTGCGGCAACGTGATCAATTCTACACGCAAACCCAACAGTATACCCACCGGCAAAAACTAAACCAATTATTTTTTGAACCCCCGAAAAGTTGGCAATTAGTGCTGAACCTGAGTCTCCACCGTCAATTGGGTGTGGACATACAGTTGCTAAATTCGGGTCATTTTCTGGTCTAACAAACTGTATTACATCTGTAAATGTTACAGTCTGTACACTACCTTGTAATTTAAAACCCCCAACAGGTATGGTAACACCAACTGCAAAAACCCTCAAAGGGCACGGTAATCCTTGTTTAACACCGGTTCTAGCACCAGAACTAAACAACATCGGATTTGTAGATAAGAGATTGTTTATTTCAGAGGTTGTTGCAAAGGGATAGGGAGACCCATAACTTATCCCAAATTGTTGTGAAGAACCAGGTATACTTACAACAGGAGCACAGTCCAAAGATATTAATGCCCCATCTACTTTATTTACACCACCAGTCAAGAACATTGGCACATACCTTACAACCTCACCAATTTTCCAAGCATTCGGGATAGGCCAAGGAGAATTAGATGGACTATAAACAAAATCCTCATCTCTTGATCCTGTATTACCTAAATCATACTCATTTTGAATTACACCTGACAAATTTCTTTGACTTGTATAAAAAGCATCACGTATAACAACGTGGTTATTTGTTACACCAACTAAAGCCTGAGTTTGATTGTCAACGGCAACAAACCCCAAAGTACCCAAAGAATAAGAACCGGCAGGAAGTGACTGAGCAATACCTTTACTAGCAATCATAGTTCCACCTAATATTGGTCTTATGTATTGTCTATTAGGACAGGGATTTGATAATGTATGACAAAAAAGACAAGTCGGGTTACAAGCCATTGTTTTAATTTCACCCACCTCAACAACGTCTACTTTTAAAACTTCACCATTTACAATAAAATCATCGTTTGGTAGTAGTTCATTTTGTGGTATAACATCAACAGGGAACTTTGTTGGGACTGTAAAAACAATTGCCATTTCCCCTGTCATTTCTCCATTTTTTATTTTATGACCATAACCTACACCCACATAATCAGGTGTAGTTATGTATAAGTCATTGATTAACTTTTGTATTTCACTATTTAACATATCGGTTTAGTTTTAAATGTCATATAAATTGTTGAGACACCAGCTACCGCAGCACTTGGGGTTGGTGTTGGAGTAGGTATTAAACCTCTTGTTGGTGTCGGTGTTGGTGTTAATCCTGAAGTTTGTGTTGGCGTTGGTGTCGGTGTTGGGTTTGTATCAGGAGAAACACTTGGAGTTGGTGTTGGTACAGGTACTGAAGGTTCAGGTGTTGGCGTTGGTGAAGGCGTAATTGATGGTGGTAGTGGTCCAGGTCCGATACAACAAGGGAATTCAATAACATAACAACTTTCCCAAGGCAAATCGTCAGCTATGAAACTTTCTTGTACATTTATGTATAACCTTTCTCTTATTGGAAGAAGTAGGGTACCTTGGTCATTTCTGAATAAAAATTGACCTTCGTATCTTCCTGTAGTACTAGTATCTCGTGGTGTAAATTGGTAGTAAACATAATACTCAGGACTTGCGTTTGGCTCGATAAGAATTTTTTCTACAAAACCGCAAGGTCTTGTTGATATCTTTGGAATACCTGTCTCTGTGTTAACCATCGAAAAGAATATTGCAGACTCTTCGATGAAATCCATCATGTTGTTGTAATCACTTCTCCCATCTTTTATAACTTGCATTTTTAAAAGAGGAAGCGTAGCATTTTTCTTTATAAAGAAATCCATTAACAGTTTTCTTTATAAATATAACAACTAACATTCTTTTCGCAATTCTGCAGCATAAAAGTCAAATCTGTTATGTTCAGTTGGTGTCATCAAAAGAACCCCCGATTTTATTCTTCCTTTGACGGTTTCTTGGTAACAATGAGACATTAGGGTTTGTTCGTAAGGATTTGCAAATTTTGTTTCCAAGTAACATTTATAATTACCTTCTTTACTCATTATAATTGGCCAATTCGAGAGATATATTTCTCCAGTCGCATAAGGAATTCCTTCTACAGATTTAATGTTTTTAAATTCTAACGATGGAGAATTCGGGTCTTGTCCGTGGGTTGGTAAATTTTGATTCTGTGGCCAATGTTTAGATCTGAAAGTTTGAGGTACGTTATACCAAGACCATTGTTTTTCGTGACTGCCATAAAATTCGGTATAGTTAAATTTTAAAAAATCGAGATTTTCTTTTTTTACTATAGATAACATTTTGTTGTAAAAGTTTTCAACGTAACGATTAAATCCATTTTTACAAACCCCTTTTCTTCCAGAATAAAAAGACATATCGTCTTCAAAAAACATATAATATGACATTTCTGATTGGTCAAAATGTTCTGCAACAAAAACCCTACCTCCTGTAATACCAATGTTATCTTTTTTTATGTGTTCAAACCCGTATTGGTCACATAATGATTGATATCTTGAAAATGTGTTAGGGTCTGTAGAATTGTTTAATAAATATTTTTTTGTTTTCAACAGTATATTTTCATCATAGTCATCCATTGATTTTAATAAAAATTCAAATTGTTCGGGACTATTAAATGTTATTACATATAACCCTACTTCACCATTTGTATTATTACTCACAACTTTTATTTTGGATGCGTTTTTTAAAACCGCAGAACCGTTTTTTAAATTTTCAAAAAATGTGTATAATAAACCATCAGGTAATATTTCAAAGTAGTCAATCAAAGTTGGGTTATTATAAAGTAGGATTGTAAATAAACTTTCCTCAGTACCCATTAATCCTTTGTTTAAACTATCTTGCATTAAAGAATAATACATCGTATTTAGAATCTCGATCGTTTTTTTTGGACCACCAAAAAAACCTCCTCTTGCAACTTTGTCAATTTTTTGATTGGTATAATCATTCATTTTTGAATACTCGAATCCATGAATCTCATTGTGCGCGTTGTATGGAAAACAAACAAAGAAAAACTTATCAAAAGATTCTATTTTATCTAAAACATTATCATGAGTGAAATAGTTCATACTTACCGTGTTGGACAGACCGGCATCAATCCAATATAAACTTTCAGAATCGAACTTGTCTAATATTCTAGCATCGTTTAATAAATACATTTTTGACATAACCAATGGGTTATACATCTCTAATTTTGCTTGTGTTGAGTCCCCAAGCCAACCCGCTAAACTATACCAATTAGGGTTTTTTCTTATTTGTTGAATTTGATTATAAAACTCATTGTTTTTAAACCAACTTATATCTCTGAGAATAAATTGTGTGTTATCGGGCTCTCTTTTATTGAACACAAATTTTTCTAATTCTTCGTCACCAAAAATTATCAAATTACAATCGATATCTAATAAATCTGAAAATTTGTTTAGATAGTGATCATAACTTCTTGACCAACCTTCTTTTAATGAATCTCGACCTATATTCCAAAGACCTGTAACCAAAGTAATTTTTTTACTTTTTACAACAGGTATTGGTCCGCCAACAACGTGTCTGCCTAATTGACTACACACAACTTCTAAATTATATGGAATATTTTTTTGTTTGAAAAAAACTTTAATTGCAGCGTCAACACCTGGCAAATCAAATCTTTTAAAATCGTGAAAAAGAATAACTCCACCGTCAACCATTCTATCATATATCTTTTTCAAACTATCGTATATTGAATCGTAAAAATCTCCGTCTAAAAAAGCAAAACAAATTTTTTCAGGTAAATCTTCTTCATTAATGTCTTTGAACCACCCTTTTACTATTTTTGGTGGTGTCAACCCATTATTTTCAAAGTTTCCTCTAAGTACGTCTTCTGTGGTTTTTAACGTTGATGGTTTCCATCCTGTATTAATTTCATACTCACTCAAAGGAGGTAAACCCTCAAAAGAATCAAACACAGTTAGGGTTTTTGAAGATTCGAATACATCCAATGTTTTTCTAATATATTTGGATGATTCTCCAACATAACAACCCAATTCAACCACATCCCCTTCAAGATTTTTTTGTAAAACTTCAGTTAAGTTTTTTACAATATGAGAAATTTGTTCACTACTAATAATTGAAGCGTCAATTTTGTTGTTTTCAAAATTTAATATTGATTTTATTATGTTTTTCATATTATTTAAAAACTTTTTTTAATTGGTGTATTTGAATTTTATTTGGTTCTACTTTTTTTATTTTAAATTGTTCTGTGTCGTACACAAAATTATGATAGTTCCCTTGTATCCATACATCGTAATTTACTGGACCTCTTGGTTGTAATGTAGATACAAAACCAACCGCATGATTGATTAATAGGGGTACCGTCGTTAATGTTGTAAAACCTTTGGAATTTAATAAAGGTAAATAATCGTCAATTGCTATGTAATCTTTTCTATAATTCAAATTATCTAAAATGTATTCATAAGCATTTTTTTTAATAATATAAGCCCAAGCTCCAGTACTTTTTGGTATTGTGTAAAGACAATCAGTTACTTTAACCATAATTTCTTTCGGATTACAACCAAATAATAAAACGTCCCAATGAACTTTTTGTAAATCTTTGTGGACTTGTTGTAGAGTTGGTTTTAAGTGTTTACGTTGACCGGGATAGTAAGAAGTGTCTTCAATGTTAAAATCGTCTTCTGCAACAAAAATAGTTTCTAAATTTTGTTCTTTGGAATTTTGAAATATTTTCAAATGACTTTTAGTACAAGAATAGGCATGTAATTCATCCGTTAGTGCTTCAAATCTTTCTAAACCTTTGATGTTGTATTTTTTTTCTAAATTACGAACGTTTTTCAACCTATCAGTACTTTGAGGTAGATTTATAAAATAACCCTTGTTAGCAAAATTCAATCCTAAAATACTAAACATTTTTATATTTTTTTATGTAATTTTCTCCATTTATTTCTGGTTGGCTTTTACTTAATCCTTGATATCTTTTTGATGCGTCGGTATGACCAACATAAGGACCTTCATTAAAGTTACCATACAAGTAAGTACCCCAATCATCTTTGATCTCGTCCCATTTATTTTTAGAAATATATTCTCTATAAACAGAAATCATTTTTTCCTCAACATTACCTTGTCTTTGATTTAGTTTGCCCACGTGTTCATTATTTATAAAATCACTAAACCATTTTTTCATTTTTGAAGTCCGAAATACTACAGGGTTGTTAGACCATCGACATGTTGTAATTAAATTTAATTCTTTAATTCTTTTTTCTAAAGCAAACGGAGTAATATTTCCCGTAAGATCCTGACAAATTTCAAACCCACGTTGGGTGTTGTCGTCTTTACTAAACCATACACAATTAACAAAATTATATTTGTCAAAAACCTCAACAACTTTATTAAACTCTATATTAGTTTTGTTTAAGAAAACCCAATCATGTTCTAAAAACAAATAATAATCGGTTTCAATTTTTTCCAAACATTTTTTTATTGAGGAAATTAAACCACCAAAACTAAAACTTAATTTGTAATTTAAATTTTTGGAGTTTAACAAACCTTCTATTTCATTACGAGATTTCGTTTCATCAAACCCGTCACTATTATCATAATGTACAATAAACTTACAATCTTTAAGACTTTCAGGTAAGCTATGTATTAGATATTTTAAATAAAAAATAAAGTTATCAAGCAGATGACCGACAATAACTACCGTTAGTTTTTTCTCCATTAGTACCTATCTTCAAATTTATGATCCGTAACAAATGGTGTGTGTCTATGAATTAGTCTAAATCCCGACATTGGTATTATAAATGAAAGATTAGATAAGTATCCTGTTTTATAACCGTAACCTTTTTGATAACCGTAGTCACAAATAAAATCCCAATTATCTAAAAATTTTAAAAGAGAATTCTGAGAATCACCAAAAAATAATTGATTAGTACCGTCTAAAGTGTCGTATTGATCATCATTAAAATTTAATTGTAAGTCCGTTATGTAAGTTGGGTGATAGTAAAATAACTCTTGATTTGGTTGCCTATCTTTGTATACAAATCTAGCAGAAGAAGTTTTAACTGTGTTTGGTTCATAAATTTCATTCATAAAAGAAATCAAATCTTCTTTTGTTGTGTGATCAGATATTTTTGTATCACACTCTAAAAAAAATAGTCCATTGAATCCGTCCTCGATTGCCTTTCTTAATATAAAACGCCTAAGATTCCATGGGTACCTTGCGGGATAAATTCCTTTAGGGTCCGTTGGTAAAGGTTCATTAAGTTGTGAATTTTTATTATTTTTTCTTAAATCCTCAATATCAAAAACTTTTATCAATGGGTGATTTTCATACTCTAAAAAATCGTAAGGTCGATTTGTTGAGATATAAAATGGTATATCAAGCCCCAAATCTAAATAACGTTTTAGGTTGTAGTCCTTGAGTCTTTTGGTATAGTTAGGGTAATTAGCTTCAGATAAAAAACAAAATTTATTCATATTATTAAAGTGCTCCTACAATTCTTTCACACCATCCTTTGGATGTTGAGTGTGGCCAAACTACCCAATAAGTTGGTCTTTCTTGGGTATTAAATTCTCTCCATATTTTAGCAACACCGTCAGGATCTGTTTTCAATCGGTTTATTTCGTCAAGACCTGCGTCTTGTCTGTATATTGTTTCATCGTTTTTGTCGTGAAATGCAACAACCCAAAAATCATAATCAGTTTCAGGTAGTCTATTTAAGTCAACGTCAATACAATGTTTGAATATTGATAAAAAAGTTTCTTTCCACTCATCTTCAGTATTATAATCATATGGATTTGGTGGATAACTTTTATCTAATGTATATTGTTGTATTGCTCTTTTTTCAAACAACAACCCCGAATACTTTTCATAGTCACGTATACTTCTTTCAGTACCAAACCACTCATTAGTGTCTCCACTATAAATTTCACCGTCAACGCCTAACAACTGTCTGTTTTTTATATGACACGCCTCATTTTTTTTATACCAATTTTTGTCATCGTCCCATTGTTTAGTCCTTCCTTTTCGTGTGTATTCGTGCCATATAACAACTTTGTGTGGGTGAAATAAATCATAACCATGAGTAAATGATCTTACAGTAATTGATATTTCTTCGCCGTGGAAATAAAATTCGGGATCATGTTGTACTTCTTTAGAAAATTCACCTAAAGTAAAACAGAAGTGTGCCGAATAGAATCTTGCAGGTATAGGACCATCAAGTTTTTTCCAATTTGGAATGACTTCAGGTAGAAAGAAAACCACACCTTCAGGTGTGAACCTGTCAAAGGCCATTCTCCAAGGCTCCATAACCCTACCTTTTGGGTCATTGTCAGGGTCAAAAGATGACACGTAACCTGTCAACAAAGGTTTTTTGTGTCCTTTTGATTGTAGATCTTTTATCATATCAATCAAAGTTTTGTCCCAATTTTTTTCAAATCTCATGTGAGAGTCTATTTGTAATGTATACTCTTCTCCATCATATTGTTGTTGAGTGAGGTATCTTGCCCAACAAACACCTTTTGATTCTTTATAATCTATGTTTAAAATTTTAAATCTTTTGTCATTTTCATACTCCGAAAGGTCATCAAATTTATCCTCAGGATTAAATTGTCTTGCAATTGATATGACTAAATTATTTGGATTTTTAGCATTTTCCAACATGTTTTGAATTGTTGGTATTAACTGTGGGTCTCTATAAGACGCAATTTGTACAAATATTTTCATAAAAATAAAAATATTGTAAAATACAAGAAATGTAAATTGTTTTAAGCTGAGGTATCCAGGTAAACATGATACAAAATACACGTTCACCGAGTCTACTCCTTCGACATAACATAAACTAGTTTACCGTACCAAGAAATGTTTGTCCCCGCTTGTCCTGTAACTCTTAAACGTATTGTTGTTCCGCTGGTGTCTAAGGTAAAGGTTGGGGGACCAGGAAAATCTTCAAACAACGTGGTCACTGGACTTCCCACAACAGCTAAAACACCTCCTACATGTTCAAAAACCCCTAAAACTTTTCCACCGATTGTATGGTTTATTGCCCCACCAATTACCCAACCTTCGACTGTATATCTTCTATTATTACTTGTTGTTATTGTAACTAAAGTAGTTGGTGTTGCGTTAGTTGTTGTAACCCCCCCCTCTAAATCAAAATTCATTGAACCTGAAGCCCCCGCACCCAAATTGACAGTACCAACATTATCAATAGACATTCTTCTAAGACCACCCGTTGTTACACCAACGGTATCTTGTGCTATTCTATAAAGACCCAAATTGGTGTCCGAACTAAAAGAAAAACTTGGTAAAGAAACACTACCATTACCTGTTCGAACATAGCCGTCAACCTGTAAAGTATTTGTTGATGGATTATATGTAAATCCAACGTCTGTGTATAAAAACTCTTGAACAGCGGTAGGGTTATTGGAATCAACAAATGTAGGAAAAAATGTTTGGTCATTGTTGTTTGTAACCGTATCTACTTGAGAAGGTAATGGTGTAGTACCTGATGTTCCGTTAGTACCGGCGGATCCATCTTTACCTGAAGTACCATCAGTTCCACTTGTTCCAGAAGTCCCATCAAAACCATTAGTTCCTGATGTTCCATTTATTCCACTAGAACCGTTGATACCAGAAGTACCGTTTGTACCGTTTGTACCACTAGTCCCATTAATACCTGATGTTCCATTAGTACCGTTGGTGCCCGAAGTTCCATTAATCCCGTCAGTCCCATTAGTACCTGAAGTTCCATTAGTACCACTTGTCCCCAAAGCAGAGGTTCCGCTCGTCCCATTTGTTCCATTTGTACCTGAAGTTCCGTTTGTACCCGATGTTCCATTTGTACCTGAAGTTCCGTTTGTACCCGATGTCCCATTTGTTCCGTTTGTACCCGATGTCCCATTTACACCCGAAGTTCCATCAGTACCTGAAGTTCCATCAGTACCTGAAGTTCCATTTGTTCCAGAAGTCCCATCAAAACCATTAGTTCCTGATGTTCCATTTATTCCACTAGTACCGTTGATACCAGAAGTACCGTTCACACCGCTAGTTCCATTAATACCTGATGTTCCATCGGTACCACTTGTACCTACGGCTGATGTCCCACTACTTCCATTAGTACCGTTGGTACCTGATGTCCCATTAATTCCGTCAGTACCTGATGTCCCATTAATTCCGTCAGTACCTGAAGTTCCATTAGAACCGCTAGTCCCATTAGCACCACTTGTCCCGTTAGTACCTGAAGTACCATTAGCACCACTTGTCCCGTTAGTACCTGAAGTTCCATTAGTACCACTTGTCCCCAATGCAGAGGTTCCGCTCGTCCCATTTGTTCCATTTGTACCCGAAGTCCCATTTGTTCCATTTGTACCCGACGTTCCATTTACGCCTGAAGTTCCATTTGTACCTGAAGTACCATTTACGCCTGAAGTTCCATTTGTACCCGACGTTCCATTCACACCTGAAGAACCGTTGGTTCCCGAAGTACCTGAAGAACCGTTAGTTCCGTTAGTACCCGATGTTCCACTAGCACCTGAAGTTCCATTTGTACCATTTGTACCTGAAGTTCCATTGATACCTGACGTACCATTTGTACCTGAAGTTCCATTCGCTCCCGATGTACCTGATGTCCCTGATGTACCTGATGTCCCACTACCAATTGCCGTAGCAACTTGTGCCAAAGTTGCCTTGTAGGACGAACCAGCAGGGTTACCTTGAGACAAGTCAGTTGGTATTACAACGTGAATTAAATCCGTTGATGTCAAAGGAGGTGCTGGTAATTGATCCGTAAGAAAAGCGTAGTTTGGCATTTTATTTTATAAATATTATTGATTCTGAAATAGATAGACATCACCATCCATCATCAATAAAATTGTACTGTCTTGGAATAGTTTTGCTTTGTCAGGACATTCTAGTACAACAAAAGATGAACACCCACAGGAATCTTGTATTTCCAAAATAATACTCTCGGCAACATCAAGTGGTGGTGGTGGTACAAATGAAATTAAAGGAGGTAGTGTGATTGAAGAATAAACCAAAATACACAAAGAATATGTAACATCACAAACTATAATATTGTAAGGTGAGCATCCTGTTATTCCTGATAGTTGTATTTGTGGCATTTTTTAAAAATTAACTGTGTTACATGTTCTTGATGCTGACCAAACTCCGTAATTTGTACTTGTTGATGACCAAACAGGTGTAAATGTGTGAGGCGGAGTTAAACCAACCAAGAAAATAGAAGTCCCTGTTGAGTCCATTCTAACAATATAAATTCGATTAGATTCTTCAAATAAAGAATAATATCTCGATATACTTGGAACTCCGAGAGGTAAAGTACTTATGTCGAATTCCAAAACACCGTTAGGGTATGAATATTGTTGTATAAAATATAAATCCGTATAAGGGGCCGAGTTTTTTCTTGCCATTAATATGATTTTATTGTTCGAGGTATACATTATTGACTCACCTAAATTAAGTGCTTGTACTTGAAACAATTGTGTAATTTCTGAGTTTGTGACGGTATTGAATGTGATATCCATCTCAATTACATTTATACTATTAACTAAATTTGTTGTAAACATAATTAATCTTGTGTCTGTAATTGATCCCATAGGCCATAACCAACCATTTCCTGGTAAGGTTGCCGTAACCGTTATTGTTCTTACAAATGACATAGAAGCCGGAGTTGATGTCGTCCATTCATTTATTAGTTTATTGGCCTGATCGGCTTTCCACAATTTAGTAGATGTATGTGTTATAGGAAAATTACTAAAACTATCATTTGGTAATGTAACTTGTGTTAAAGTGTTGTTGATTAAATCGTAAGTTTCAATGTAACCATTAATACCTCTACTGTAAACCGCACAACTTAATTGAACTGGATCAAACTCCAATGTTACACAACCGGGTATTTGAGAAGACTCTATTGTTTCAGATTGTAAAAGATTTCCAAGAAATGTGGTAGTATATGGTTGTGAAGTTTGTATTAAATTAAGAGCCCCAAAACCTAAAGGGGTATATGAACCAATATAAAAATCATTATTCCATTGAAATAATGAATGAATTAAAGTTGGTACTGGAATCAATATGTCAATATCCACTTGCCAAGAACCCGAAACATATTTAAATTGAGTTACATATTTTTGAGATAAAGTTGTATCAAAATTTAATGTTATCATTTTAGAATTAGTATTCATAACAATAGCACTTACTTGTCTATCGGCACTCAACGTTGTTAAATTGAATATTGGTATTTTACTCCATACAGATCCACTTATATCAACTAAAACAAGTTCAAAACCACCGCCACTACGGAATCCCATGGATACTAAAAGATTTGGATTTACAATGTTTGTTATCGGATCTCTATAAACACAAAGAGCCCCTGCCAAGGCCCCCAAACTTGGAACCCCGCTAGGTGATGTAATGTCTCTTGAAAAAACTGCCGACCAAGGGTTAATTGTTATGTCCCATTCTCGAATTGTGTAAGTTGAATTTTCACAAATCCACAATTTATTAGATGTTTGAGCCATTATTAAACCAAAAAATCCTGAAGACAAAGGTAGTGCTAGCGAAGTTGTGATATTTGTTGTTGGGTTATAAGAATATAAATTTGATGATGATGTTGCATTGTCTCTGTCTAAAAATAATGGTACACATAGAGAGGCAGCGTCAGTTGTTTCTGTTGGGGTTGGTGTGGGAGTTGGTGTGTTAGTTGGTGTGGGAGTTGGTGTATGAGTTGGTGTTACCGTTGGGGTTAAAGTACACCCACAAGGGTTTGTACATGTAGGTGGTGGAGGTGGAGGTAAAGGTGAATTTGTTGGTACGGGTGTTTGTGATGGGTTTGGACACCCACAAGGGTTTGTACAAGTTTCTGTTGGGGTTGGTGTAGGAGTTGGGGTTATTGTTGCAGTAACAGTAACTGTTGGTGTGGGTGTTGGTACCAAACAAGGATCAAACGTAGGTGTAGGGGTCATTGTTGGTGTAGGGGTTGGTGTCTGAGTATGAGTCGGTGTTGGTGTCGGTGTAGGTGTTGGGGTTGTTCTTGGTACTCTAAGGAAGTTTGTACATCTTGGGTTATATGTCAAAATTGTATAGAATCCGAATCTTTCTCTTGGAGGTACAAGATTACAAGGCTCAAATAAAAAGGGTAACACAACATCTCCTAAATTTATTGAGATATCTTCATTGTCTGGCGTAAATATAATATTAGCCAACTCACCATCGTAATTAACACTTTCAATAATTAATGCGGAACAATCCATACAACTTTACAATAAATACTTTGTAAAGTAATTTGGTCCTTATTAAATTATCTCTAATATTTTTTTATAAACTTGTATTACTTGAGGATGACACTCGAACGATTCTTTTTTTTCTAAACAATCAACCAATGAAGGCACCCCTTGAATGGAACCCCATTCTCTAACTCCGTACTTCATGTCAGAAGCGCAATGTAGTTGACACCCACCTATTACGTAACGATATTTGTATTCTTGAGATCCGTTTCGATATGGTGACCTAAACTCAGGATTTATTGAGCTACCTAATTGTAATATTTCACAGTCAGTTGTTCCTGCTAAATGTAAAAGACCTGAATCCATGGTAACAAAACAAGACGAATTATTTATGAGGTGCCAAGTTTGATCCAAAGTAGTTTGATTCATTAAGTTATATCCGAGTTTAATTGGGAAGTTGAAAACTGGTTTATCAACATTTGACCCTCCTAACTCAGAAGAATCTTTTCCAATAGAAATAACATGAATTCCTTTTTCATTTAAAAGTTGGGTTAATATTTGCCAATTTTTGGTAGACCAAGTTCTTGAGTTCCAATTTTGTACAGGATGTATTAAAACATATTTTTTTGGTAGATCTAGAAGTATCACATCTTTCGGGAAATAATCTAAGGTCATTTCATGTTTTGTTAACATGAATCCTAAATTTATTGCGTGAAGTTGTCTGATGTCCATAACATTATGTTTGTTACAAACACCATTTTCTTTGTATGAAACATCAAAAGTTGAAAGAACTTCGCAATTGTCTTTTAGCCAATTCAATATAGTTGTGTCATACCCGAAGCTGTTTTCAACATAAGGAGAGTTGGAGAATAATTCAGGGTGGTGAGATATTACCGTGACTTTTTTATCATAAGTTTGACATATTTTTCTAACAACTGGTGTAACGCATAAAGTATCTCCCAAAGCTCTACAACCCGTAACATCAATACAAATATTTTTCATTATAAAAAAATATAAATCAAAATGGTATAAAATCTATCTTTTTTAATATCCAAACCTTGATTTTTGTGCATTCCAATTTTGTGCCACTTCAGATGATAAAAATGCTCTATTATAAACTCTAACCACCGCAATGTTTCCATACATAACCAAAGGTGCGTTTGGGAAATAACCAACATATACTGGGGTGTTATAATAAGTTATTGTCCCTGTTTGAGATCCGAAAGCATACAAACCGTTGTTTACATAAATTTGTTGTCTACCACTTTCAACTACACCGACAACATAATACCAATTACCTGCAGTAATTACGGTACCTCCTGTTTGAATACTCGAACCAAATCCACCCATATTCCAACCCAAAAAAATCTGACCTGTTCCTGTGTTTCTAAGGTGTACTGAGTAATATGGTGGGTTAAAACTTGTGAAGTCATAACTAAAGATTGGGATGTCACCACTATTACTTGTGAATTTTACTCAAGCTTCTATTGTGTATTTTTGATTATTGAATGTCCCAAAACCATTTGAGGTAACAACACATTGATCATTAGTACCATCAAACAACAAAGATCCCCCATTAGCCGAATCAAAAGTTGGCCCATTGACTAATGTTGTGGATAAAGAATTATATGATAAATCGTAACATGTATTCCCTGATGTAAAATATGATGGTGTAAATGAAGCATCTAAACAAAGAGTCAAACCTGAAGTTATAATTGGGTCATAATCTTTGTTGACACATACGTAATTAGTTTGAGTGTTAAACTAATTAACACATTCAGTTGCCGTTGAGAAATCTTGATTTAAAAAATTGTTTGTGTACGTCACCAAATCAGATCATGTTGGGTTGATATAAAATGCCAATTTACTATTTTCAGTTGGTTCATATCTATAAACAGTATACCCATTAGTTGCAGGAGTAATACCATTGTAATAGTTGGTGTCGGCACTTGGCCCTTTTGGAACATCCCCAACACCAAAATATAAATTACCCTTTTTTATTGATTGGGTATCTCCTGTTGTAGAGTATTTTATTGAATTTGGCATTTTTCTTTATTCTATAAATACTTTAGTTTACCAACTATAAACTTATTTTTTATCCATGAAAAAGATTAGATTGTTATACTTAACACCCCACCTATCAACTGGTGGAATGCCACAATTTGTTTTAAAAAGAATTGAATTACTACAAAAATACAAAGATGAGATTGAGATTTTTTTGATCGAATATTCACAATTTAGTGACACATACATTGTCCAAAGAAATAAAATCATAGAGTTATTGGGTAAAGATCATTTTTATTCGTTGGGTGGTACAACAGAAACCGAAAAAAAATATAATCTTATAAAAATTATAAAAGAAAATAATATTGATATTGTTCATTCAGAAGAATTACCTGAGGCGTTTGAGAGTTTTAATAAAATACCTTTTGAGTTGTTAAATGAACTTTATGATAACTCAAGATCATATAAAATTGTTGAGACATGTCATAACATTTGGTTTGATGGTAACAACAACAAAAGATTAAATCCTGATTATTATTGTTTTGTAACACCTTACCACGGCGAAGTTTCATTTAAAAATACGGTATCACCTAAAGATTTAATAATTTATCCATATGAAGATAAGGTTAAACCAATTCTGAATGAATTAGAAATATTTTATGACGATCATAAAGTTCCACTTTTGAAAAAAATTGAGGTAAGAAATGAATTGGGATTGGACTCTATGAAAACACACATAATAAATGTTGGGTTATGGACATCAGGTAAAAATCAAAAAGAAGGAGTTGAGGTTGCAAGACTTTTAGAAAATTCTCATCCTGATATTCATTTTCATTTCATTGGAAATCAAGCGCCAAATTTTGAAGATTATTGGAAACCTATAATGGATAGTTTACCAAGTAATGTAACTGTTTGGGGCGAAAGAAATGACGTTGAGAAATTTATGATTGCGTCTGACGCTTTAATGTTTAATTCTACTTGGGAATGTAATCCTTTAGTTATTAGAGAATCAATAAATTATGGTTTGAAGATATTAGCAAGAGATCTTCCTCAGTATGTGAATATGTTTTCAAATTACATTTATCCAATATCTAGTAATAATCCCGAACAAATTAAAAACGACTTATTAAATTTAATTTCAGAAACTAATAGTTACAAGTTGAAAATAGAAAAAGATTTTGGTACTCAATTGTTGAGTTTCTATAATAAAGTTATGGAGTCACCGTTTGTTTCAAATTTTAAAATAAAAAATGATTATGTGATTAATCAACATTTTGTTGTTAATCCATTTTTAGAAGTCTTAGGTGAAAGTGACAATGATTTTGAAATTAAATATTTTGATGGAGAAGATTTAATATATTACAATAAATCAAAAATAAATCATTGGGTAAAACTTAATAGAGAATATTACACAAAATGGAAAACTGAAATTAGAGAGAACAATGAATTGATTTATGAAAACACTTTAGATTTAAAAGGTCGTAGGGTTTATATTTCATTTGGTTCTAAATCATTGGGTGATACAATGGCTTGGTTTCCATATTGTGAGGAGTTTAGAAAAAAACACGACTGTGAACTAATAGTTTCTACATTTATGAACTTCTTGTTTGAAGATCAATACCCCGATATTGAATTTGTAGAACCTGGTGAACTTGTTTATAACGTTTATGCACAATACAAATTAGGGTGGTTTTATAAAGACGACGGGGAAATTAATTTAAATAATCACAAATTCGATGTTAAAAGTCACCCACTTCAAAAAACAGCTAGTGACATCTTAGGATTAGATTATACAGAAATTAGACCCAAATTAAATTTACCAAAAGTAAAAAAACAAAAAAAGGTTGGTATTGGATTTCACTCAACGGCACAGGCAAAATATTGGAACAACCCAAATGGTTGGCAAGAAGTTGTTGATTATCTCACATTACAAGGATATGAATGTATGATTTACTCAAGAGAAGGAGATAGTTACATGAATAACAATTACCCAAAAGGTGTAAAAATATTCAAAGGAGGTGATTTACAAGAAGTTATTGACGATCTGTCAACTTGTGAATTTTTTGTTGGTCTTGGGTCAGGGTTGTCATGGTTAGCATGGGCTTGCGAACTACCAATTGTTTTGATTTCAGGTTTTAGTGAAAAATGGACAGAAACTACTTTGGACACTTATCGGGTAATAAATGAAAACGTCTGTCATGGATGTTTCAATAAAGAAAGATTAGACGCGGGTGACTGGAATTGGTGTCCATTACATAAAGAAACTGAAAGGATGTTTGAATGTACAAAACAAATAACATCCGAAATGGTTATTTTTGAAATAAACAAAATAATAAATAAAAAATTAATGAACAAAAATTTTAACGACCATTCATTTGATTGGGGAAAGAAAAGTGAATGGTATGTAAATGCCGTAACCAAAGAAATATTTGAGGGTAATATCTATGAAAGAATTTTTCAGGTTGAGGAGGGGGATGTTGTTGTAGATTTGGGGGCTTCTTTAGGGCCGTTTACATATTCAATATTACCAAAAAATCCTAAACAATGTTTTGTTGTGGAACCTTTATCATATCAAGTTGAGGTATTGAAAAAAAATGTTGGTCGAGAAAATGTAAAAATAATTCAAGGGGCAATTACAGATAAAAAGAAAATAGAAATCAGTTGGGACAACATTTCTGAAAGTGTACCAACATTTAGTTTTAAAGAATTCTTAGATGACAATAACATTGAAAAAATCGATTTTTTGAAATGTGATT